CTTATCTAATTCATTTGATCTTAAAGTAACATCAACTGTGGCTTCATGACCGTGAAGATGTCGGCACTTACATTGACTATCTAAACTAAACTCTTTATTTAGTTCCTGTGTCCAGACTCTATGACCATAACAAAAATTAAACGATTTACTTATCTCCCACATCACATACCTCCTTTAACTCCTCACATATTAAATTCATCTGTACAGTAATTGCTACAGCATACGCAATTGCATGAGCTTTCTTAAAGTAGTACTCACCACTCTCTGGACGAATCCATACAGTTTCACTAATCTCTGTCCAATTCTTTCCTAATAGGTGCCTTTTCCCCGGGCGTATCATTGCTAGTATCATTGCTAGTTCTTCTACTGACTTTGGTTTCATCTTCTTTAGAATTGTGCTGTGTTCGCCTACGTGAAACAATTGCTTTACGAAGTCTTGATGCTCTAGAAGTTCCCATAATGGCTCCTTTTGTAGTAAGGTATTTAAATGATTTTCATCTTTGATAGCTTGATAAAGGCTTACATTAAGAAAGTCTAATTTGAAATATCCTCTAGAATCTGCAGATTTATAATCAACAGTTGACATGTTATCTACAGGATTATTTGGAATTTCCGTAAAGTAAACTCCTGTGTTATGCTTTTTATTTGAGTTTAATTTCGCAATACGATGTTTTAATTTACTTAAAATAATACTTCTGTCTGCAAAATCAATATCAATATCAGGCATTATAAATTACTTTCCTTTGCTACTTCTTTAACAAGTTCAACATCAGCAACATGTCTTTTAAAACGCATAGCCCAATGTTTTGGGTCCATTACATGATATACTATTTGTAATTGTTCATCATTAAATTTACTTAACATCTGTTTACCACTATTAGTATTAAGTACTAACCATGGACTTATTTTACCATCTTTAATATCTTGACAAGCACGATTTAAACTTGAATAAGAAAAATAATGATTCCATTGAGCTTCTTTTTCAATACCCCAATCCATCATAGTTTTAATAGATCTTTCAAGTGCAGTTTCTACGCTTTCTTTAAGTATTAATTCTAATGCATATTTTTCATATAATTCTTCTTTACACCAATGGTCTAATTTAACTCCACTAGTAACAACATAATCTACATACTTGTCAGGATATAAAGGTCGTACATTACTGACAAAACTGCCAAACTTGACAAAAGCATTATAGTAAGGACTATCACAAAATTCTTCATACGTTTTTGTTCCTTTGTATTTCTGGCACAACTGATAGAATCTTATAAATGTAAGATGTCCTAACTGTACTCTCTTTTCGTCTTTTTGAACATGTCGTCTTTTCTTTTCACACATATGAACAGCAAGAGTATTTTCCCTTGTGTATCCTGTATTACAATACTTGCAGATATATGGTTTAGAATTTGACATCTTTTTTCTCAAGCCCAAGGTCTTGGACATATTGTTTAAGTTCCGCTTTTGTAGATATTGTAGCAAGTAATTCTACCTCATCTTCTTTCATGTTAGGAAATATTGTTTCTAAAAACTTTGTTGCTGGAGTGGCTTTTGCTTTCTTTTGCCCAATCCATCCATGCCTACGTGGTTCTCTTTTAGCATTATGAGTACCACATAATGTTAGCCATTGTAGCTTTGGATGTTTCGCAATAGCCATATAATTTTTGTTATAGTATTCGTTAGTTAACAAGATTGCTAACTCTTTTGCATCGCGGCTACCTTCGACAATACTTGCGTATCTGTTTAAAAGCCAAAAGGATAATTCTTTCCTTTCTTCTTCACTCCACTCGTCATACGCCGATTTTGCATCACCGTCCATACAAGCAAAGACTTCTGATAATGGTAACTTTCTTTTAGAACTCATGCTTATATTATACTTTCTTATTTAGAAGAAGTCAAGTATTTTTTAGTATACCATTCTTTAAACTTTGGATCAGCCTCAAATTCTTCTTGTACTTGTCTAGCAGATAATTGATCTGATCGAATACAGTCAGCTAATTGTTGGTATTTGTGTTCGCGTTCTGATCCAGCTTGTCCATTAGCCATCAAGCTCTCCTAGTTCTTTTTTTTCTTCTTCCTTAGTTAATATATTGCCATAATTTGGCCATCCATAAACGTCTGGGCTTTCACCTACATACCTCCAACGTATTACTCCTGTATCAGGATTACGTTCATATATTTTAGGTTTATCACATTGTTGGTCCTTCATATTTCCTAAACTCCTTTCTTATGATAACTTCATTATTGTTGTTAGTTGTCCAACCTTCAGGCTTTAATGACCAAGTTGTTCTTTTCATTATAACATAGCGACAACTTGGGCATCGTTGCTTATTATTCCTGTCTTGAACTTGTACAATAAGCCTTTCAGTCCAAGCACATCTAGAACATTTGTATTCATATAAAGGCATTTATTTCTCCTCAACTTTTGTCCCTACAGTTCGTCTTACAATATCATTATGATCAAATTCAGCCCAATAAAGTTCAAAAGCTACTCCGTCGTTTATGCCTTCAAACTGATGTACTTTACCTGGTTTAACTACAGTAAAGTCTCCTGGTCCGAGAATAGTTTCATCTACTAATCCTTCTTGATCGTCAGTTTGCCAAACACGTACAATCATTGTACCTTGTTCAACATAAAAGCCGTTAAACTTATATTGATGTTCGTGTTCCGAACATTTAAAGCCTGCTTTAAATTCAATACGGTGAAATTCTAATACACCGTTAGCATGTATTAATTCTGTACTTCCCCATATCTTACCGGCGCGAACTCCCATCTTTATTCTCCAAATTTAAATAACTTTTCTTGTACATGACAATCGATATTAATATATCGTCTAATACTATTTGGGTTATCTCTTGGTTCAACTCCATGTATACTATTAACTGTATTTAGAAAAGCTACCATTGTATTTTGCATATAAGGTACATGCCAAACTGCTTCAATATCTTCAGGTAATGCTTCTCGCCCGCCACCTTGTCTACGCCATTGTCCTAATGTCTTCTTTTTATAAACGTCTAAGCCTCCGTCATCGCCTTTGTCATCAAATTTTTTAAAGTAAAATAAAAATGCAAATAGTTCTCTAGCTTGATCAACATGAGGTGTTCTAATATATTGATTGTCAATAGCATTTATAACAAACTGCATTTCCATTTTCATAGCATCAATAGGACCCTTTTCATATCTAGGTTTTACATCAGCTCTGGCGTATTTGATACGTAACTTATCACCATAGTGTGTTTGTATTGCTCCACTGAGTACTTGTATAGCTTCATCTTTAAAATATTTACTAGTATGATAGTCAGCAAATGCTTTCCACAAAGGAGTAATAGCTGAGTAGTCAAAATCCTTTTGTTGGTAACGTTTATCACCAAAGCCTCTAGTTTCTCCATTAAGCATAAGCTCTTCTGGGTACTGTTCTTCTAGTTCTTTATATAACCCCCACGGTAACACTTGTGGTATATGAATGTGTGGAAACGGATCCATCTTAAGATGTTCTGGTTTAAAATTTTGTAATACACTTAAATTCATTTATATCTCCCTTTTATTTCATCGCTTGAAATATTGTCATTATTATATAGATGTTGTTGTGGCGAACTAAACTTATTATTTTCTCGTTTTTGCATAACTGCAACAATCATTGGATCTCGTTCCCATGTATCTAAAGCAAAGTCGTGTCTGTATCCTTTATCACGAGATAACTTGCCGCCGAGCTTTTCAATACGACCGCCATTGCTTTCACCAATCCATAGTTGGCATAATTTATAATTGTTTTGTAATGCTAGGCACGGAAATAAATTAGGTTGAAAATTATAGAAGCCATGATCAACCCATCTATAAAAAGGCAATACGTGTACCATAAAGCCTTTGGGCTGACATAAGTCATGAGCATTCTTAAAGACCATATATTGATTGAAGACATGTTCTCCTGTCCCATTATTAGTTACTAAATCGAATTTTTCATTAAATCCGTAATGTTTACCTAAATCCATATTTAAATCTAGTGCAACTGCATCCTTATCAGTGTTTACATCTATAGCAAGATACTTTCTAAATCCTATATCATGATAAAATTCTTTTGTTGTAGAAAGATTTGGAGTACCTGTAATGCCAAGCCTGTTATAAATTTTAGCACGTGACTTATTATTTTTTAATCTTTGATTACCAAGTTCAACTACTGACGGTGTACACTTTCCGTTACATGTAACTTCGTCTAATATAGTATCGATTGCATTAGTTATTAAATTTGTAAAAGACATTAAATGTAATTAACTCCTATATTAACTCTAACATTTTGGTCAGTACATGTTGTACTTGCATGTTCTAAACTTCCATCAAATGTTAAGAGTCGGTTAGCTCGACTTTCTATTTTTGTACCATCTTCTAAAACTGTATGACCGTTATTAGAATTAATGTATAAGAGTGAAACGGTGTGTTTAATCTTAAAATCAGAATGCCATCCATGTTGATGATAGTGTCCTACGTTAGGATAAAGATTAGCTTTAACACGCATTAATCCAGATACTCCAAGAGCATCTATAAGTGGATCAAATACATTTCCATAGTTTGTCCAAAACTTATTATCTCTATAATACCCATGTGTAAAGTAATAGTAATCACCATCTTTGTCGGCCTGTGTATCAGCATATCCTACTACACCTGCCATATAATTCCAGGGAAAATGATCACCCATAAGTTGATCAGAGATAAATCTAAAAACATCTCTATCTAAAAAGTTATCTTGTATTGTGTGTTCTGTTGCCATCATAAATCAAACCTCATTGTTGCACGGGGACCTGTAGTAACTTCTTCGTATATTGTACCTGCAGGAATATATAACAAGTCTCCAGGGTTTAACCAAGTTTCACCAGTGCCAGTTAACGCATACCCTACCTTACCAGGACCACCAACAAGTAATACATTTGACTTATTGCTGATAGGTCCATACGTTGGTGCATCTTTGGCAAACGAGACATACAAACATGTCATATTTTTAACTTCTTTTAATTGTTGTATTTCACTAATTGCAGTTTGTATAGAATTGGGATAATACTCAGAATGTAATATCATTGTTGGCAAATCGTCTGGATTAAGTTTTCCGTTGATAATTTCATTACCAAGATATTTAACAGTATCAGGCTCTTTTGTAGAATCCCATTCTATTTTATCTAACACTTCATCCCAAATAATTTCCTTAGCTCTCTGAAATTGACTAGGAATTATTTTAGGCTCTTTAGGATTGTGTGCTTTTTTTTCAGGCATGGTCCTTCTCTATTACTACAACATATTTGTTATTAGGATGTACTACACCCTTTTTATCTGTTCTTGTTTTTTCTGCAAATTCATGATGTACAATTTTGCCATTAATATGTTTTTCTATTAATGGTTTCCACCAGCCTGGATTTTCAACAATAAGGTGTGCATTACGTCCGTCGGGTAAAAACTTTTTAGCAGGACTAGTTGCAATAATTAAAAATGCAACCTTTGTAAATAATTCATTCATGTGTTTTAATACATTCTCTAAAAATACAGGTTCAATATGCTCTAATACGTCTGAAGAGACAAGCATATCAAATGTTCCTTCGGGTCTAGTATTAAAGTTAGAATTTCCTGGATCATACCCTTGAACAGTCATGTCTGGATATGCTTCTTGTAATGCTAAAGTTACTCCACCTTTACCGCACCCGTAATCAATAATACTTTTTGGACTATATTTTCTAATCCATTTTTCAGTTTGTTTTAGTCCTTTAGCATCACCAAATGAAGCTTTTTCATTATGCAGTTGAGCTAATTGTAATACATATTCTTCACTAATTGTCTTCATTTAGTCTTTCCTTCTGCTTCCGTATCGCTAGTATACGTTTTAAATACCCTCCCGATATGGAATGAGCTACACCACTATTTAATTGGCTTTGCTTTTCAGAACTTATAAGATGGCAGTGAATTTCTACAGGTTTATCAGACATTGGTACTAGTTGTAACCAAGGTAATCCAGCTGGAATTGTAAGTTGAGTATCGTGTGGAATAAAGATATTATTTAAACAAGCATGTTGGTACTTGTATTCTATAAGTCCTGGAACAGTCCAGTAAGATAAAGGATTATCATGATGCCAATCTGGTTTCATCCAAACCCATTGCACTCCTGTTTCTTCTACTAACGTCCACGGAGATGTAATTTTAATCTGAGCCAATCCTGGCTTATGATGTTCGAAATCACGTCTATCATGTTCTACCATTTGTATATAATCAGGTACTGCATGAAAAAACCTATTACCACCAGCATCTACTTTAGCATGAAGTTCACACCAAGAAGGAAATATAATTCCTTCTTTAAGGATGCCGTTAATTGCAGGACAAGTTTTCATTGTTGCAACAGGCATTTTGTCATAGCCAGGCATATCTGTTTCTCTATGCAGTGGTAATTTTTTCCACCAGTCTGGTAGAAACTTTCTAGCTAACATAGGTTGGTAAGCATCATACTGATCTTTCCTATCAGTATATGCATTTACTACAATAGTATCTGTTTTCTTTTTTTTCCAAAACATATTATAATAATACTCCGTAATCGATCATTTCACTTTGGCGACTAATATCTTTAACAAAGTAAGCACATAAAGGATCTTCTCCGTCTTCAATCGGTATTGCTAATAGTTGTCCGTTTTTCATTTTAGGAAAATACCATTTCACATCATTATAAAAATTAGTTATTTTTATTTCCCCCCAATTTAAAGTATAACTTGTCAAAGGATTAAACAAGAATGCTTCGAATCCTCGATCATTTAAACTTGTTAACGGCAATACTTCTATATCCCCTGCACCTTCACTATCGCCAACAGCTAAACTCCAATCTACTGGCATTGTAATTTCTCTACCATTAATTTCTAATACCATTGCTGGAGAACTAAAACTTTCTAAAAATATTAGCGGTATAAAAAAGAAATCAGCTTCCTTAGGGTTTGAATTATCTAAAACAGCAAATCGTACATCGTCTTTTAATTCTTCCGGTAAGTTATTAAGATGGAATGTTTTGTTCTCTAGTGTTAATATTTTCATTTATTTTTCCTTTTAGCATCGGCTAATATTTCTGCTGGTGTCTTAGTCCCAGGGTCTAGTTTTGAAAGTCTGCAACTAAGAAGTTTCTTTTTACCTTTGCTAGTTACAATTACTGGCTGTCCATACTCGTCCAGTTCTATCGCTTTAATTTTAGTAGGCACGTTACGAAATCTTCCTACAGCAATTTCATCTCCTACTTTTACTTCTATTAAAAATGTTTTCATAATTAAGTCCAGTCAAGTTTCTCTATTGTAAAAGGATACTGAGCTTCTTTATAAAACTTCTTACGTTGCGTTAAATGTCGCTTTGCATACTTACATGTTGACGTAATATCCCATATTTGTACAAAGTCTTTATCTTCTGCCTTTCGTACGCCCCTGCCTATTGATTGTATAACACGAACAAAACTTTTACCAGGTTCAATAAGAACAAGATTAAAAATTCTAGGAATATTAATACCTACAGCCGCTACTCCATAAGTTGCAATAATAACTTTATTAGTTGCTTCTTTAACTTCGTCATATTGCTCTTTCCTATCAGCTAATTTTACATCACCTTTAATAAAAACTGCGTCTGGTATTTGTTCTACTAATAATTCACCTGCCTTAATACGGTCTACAAGTATTAATGTATTGCCTGAGTCCTTAATAGAGCCCATCATTTTGCCTATATGTTCTATTCGTTCTTTATGTGTAACAAGATATTTTAATTCTTCTGCATAGCTATTATGTACTTGTGTATCTATTAGCTGTACTATATTAACATGACAGTTAGATAATACACCTTTATCTTGTAATTCTTTTGCACTTATCTTTCCTATTACAGGACCTATACTTGCTAGAATTGCCTGAAATTCAAAATCTTCTTTTGGTACAGTTCCAGTTAACCCCCATCTAAGTGGAGCATTTTTTAGATTTTGTGTTAATAATTTTTTTAATACATCGGCTTTAGCTTGGTGTACTTCGTCAACAATTAATGTTTCTACGCCGTTTAAAAATTCTGCCAATGTTACAACAGCATCATAATCTTTACTTTTCTTATCAAGTATATTCAAACTTTGCCAAGTACAAATTGTATGTGTTTTGCCAAGTTCTTTTCTATCACCAAAGTATACACCAACATCTAATCCACAGTTAATATAATCTTCTTCTGTTTGTGTAACTAAACTTTTATTAGGAACAATTACAAGTGTTCGACCAAACGGTTCACAAAGATGTGAAAGTGTTGCAGTAATAATTGTTTTACCAGCACCTGTGGCGACTTCTTGTAATGCTTGTGGAGTTTCTAAAAAGTTATTAATAACTTCAACTTGATAATCTCTTAATATAATTTTCTCGCCCTCTGCTATATGCCCTTTCGGCCAAGTTTTATGGGCCCAGTAGTTCTTATCAATTTTGTTAAATGTTAAATTATGCTTAATTCGATTGTCACTAATTTCTGCAACTTCTACTCCTGAGTCTACTAAAGTATTAACAATAATATCAAGATGGTTAACATACCCTGTGCCTCCTATACCAAAAAAGTTAATCTTACCATCCCAACGACCTAATTTATATTGTGGTAAGTATCTTGCATATGGTACTGCAAACTTTAATTTATTTGCAATCTTACGTCGGTATTCAACCGGAAGATTTTCAACCTTTATGTTAACTTCATCTTGAATTACTATTCGACAGCTTACCATTAAATTTTTTCTACCTTTCTACCACCTATATCGCCAAAGGGTGTTATGTCAGTATCATACTGAATGTATAAATCAGTACCTGAAATAAACCCATCTACTTTAGTATAATTTCTTTTACTACCTAAAGTAAATGCACACACAGGTCTCCACTGAGTTTTTATTAAAGGCTTAGGAACCTTATTACTATTAATATACACTATTTTTGTCTTATTGTCAACTATATTATTTAAGTGGTTCTCTCTGATGAAATGGTTAAATTCGTTTCCTTTTGGTGAAGGAAGTCTAAACATAACACTCATTTCTTCTGATGGTATAAAATTTGTAAATCGTCTATGCAGTTCAAATAATTGATCTTGTGCTTGTTTATGATCAATAACTATTAACAATGGATATCTATCTAACTCATGTATACTTGCTAATACTTGATCAAGACTCCATTTTAATTTATTAATACATATTACTGATTGCGACCTTTGTGTAACTTTTGCTGTAAGTTCTGAACAATGTTTAAAACTTTCTAGTACAGAATTCTCGTCAATGTATTCAAGACCATATAAGAATCTTCGATCATAATATTTCCAAAGATTGGTTTGACTTGGTTCTTCTTTAATAGAATTAACACAATGTTCTAATCCTTTAGTAGGCAGATTAGCTATTTTATAATTGTATATCCCTGGAATATAATTTTGTTTATTAGCATCAAATTCTAATAGTTTATTATATATGTCCATAATTAGTTGATCTATAACAAACTTCTTTTCAAAACGTTTAGCTATAGTAACAAGTCGCATAACATACTTTTCTTCAAATGGAAAAAAATGTTGGTGTTTTTCGTAGAAATATTCTTTATCTACACTATTTTTTAAATCTTCAATATATTTTAAAACTTTTTTATTAAAGGGAAATCTAATTACAAGCATTTTCATATCTTTGTAATCTAAAAGTTTAATCCAATGCTCTTCATTAATTTTACGTAACGGAGTACGTAAACGTTCAATACATGATTTTAAATCAATTTCATGTTTATCAAATTGTTCTATGTAATAATCAACTAATAATTTTTGTACAAGTGTATATTGACGTTGCGTTAATGCTGTACCCTTAAATACTTGTTTAGCAATACTAAACATTATTTTATGGTTGTCTTCGTGTAGTTTAAAATTTTGGAGTTTAGAGAGTGTAGGGTCGTCATGGAATTTAAGTTGGCTTATTCCAGCAACTAATTCTAAGCAGTCTTCAACAGTTAGGGATTCTTTTCCGACATTTTTTCTAAACATAATATACTATTATACTAGATTAGAGAGAAGAAGTCAAGTGTTTATGTGGTAATCCTTGTGAAATTTCTTCAATTGTCCATTCAGTATATGCTAAATCGTTAAGCCATTGTTGCCTGTCAGGCATTGTTGGATTATTAATAGTTTCTAATGAATGGTTTCCAACATCCCATGCTAAACTTTCAGGCCCTATAAAAATAGGTACGCCTCCAATAACTGCTTGGGTCGCCGGATTACTAGACCAATTTACTACTGCCCATGCATTATGGAAATTGAAGTCAAAGTCATCATATGTGTTTGGAATTTGCTGAGGTACTTCGTGTGTTACGTTTATAAAGTCTGTAAGAGCGGATTTATCTAGTGTTAATTTATTTCTAGGATGTGAACGAACAATTATAGGTCTTGCTGTATGATGTCTTATTGTTTCAATAGTAGCAAGAACCCAATCTTCCATTCTTGGCATATCACGCCACTGGTGACTTTTATTATGTTGCCCACATATAATTATATCTCTACCACTAGTGCGCCAAGGTTGTAACTTTAAATTGAATAAGTTTGCACGTTCAGGACCATGTTCTTTAGGACCAAAATTTGCTTCCCTATTGATTCCGTTGATTCCAACTTTCCATGTTGTACCTCGTTTGATACCACCGACTTCTAAAACTATTATCGGTTTATTCTGCTTCTGGCATATTTCCCATACGTCTTTGTTTGGAGCCATTCTCCCGTTCCACAGAATACTCCAAATAACAGATACGTCACAGTCATGATCGTTATACACAACATCGTGACCGGAAATACGACACCCACTAGCAAAATTATCAAACACAGATCTACTATTTTTTGCGCCATAGTCTGTCCATAAGCTAAACTTCATTCCAATACTTCTCGTTTCTAGGCACTAAAAGATCTTTTTTTCTACTACTGCCTTCTGTTTTACGAACACCCTTCATATGATCAAGCCACGCTCCTAAAACAGAATTAATTAAAGGATGTCCGCCTCCTCCTGTCTTTGCTGTATTATTATAAATGTTTGCACTATAATCTAATACATTAGGATACTTTGCTTTCATTTGATTTAATATATGACCAAATACAAACGAATCATGCCATTCATCTAATTTAAAAATACCATCTTCAGCTTCTTCATAATAACGTTCGAATTCGTCTAAAAATTGTCTGCACATTCTATCTTTAATATTTAAACCATAAAATCCGCACTCGGGCCAGGTTAAAGATCCTATACCCCTGCCTACATAAGTTATCCATTTATCTCTTGGTAATAAATTTTTAATTTGTTCATAACTCCAAGTGCTATGGACAAAAGTATCAGCATCGATCCATACTATCCAAGTAGCTTCAGGATCTTGACATTCTTTAAATACAGAATAAACTTTGTTAGCAAATCTAATAGCATGCCATTTAAACTCTTTATGATGATCACGTGGACGTCTTTCAGGCCATGGACATTTGCCATTTGCTTTAGGTACATCTTTCCATTTTTCTTTAAATGCTGTTAGTTTTGTTAATTCTTTTTGATCTTTAATAGTAATTTGTTGAGGTCTAGGATTACTTGGTTGACAATCTTCAGCATAAACTATTAATGGAATATTATTATCAACACGCTCTGCAAAGCTATTAATAAATCTTTGACCGTACTCAACTAGTCCCGGTCTATGAAATGTAGTTACAAATTTAATGTCTGACATTTACCATCTCCAAGGCAACATACTAAGGCCTATTAAGTTTAATACAAATTCTACTACAACAACAAATACTAAACCACCACCTATTTGCCATGCCCACCATTTCCATCCTGTAAGGCTCCGCGACCATTGTGCAAGTTTACTGTTATGTGCTTTATCATATGCACCAGTTTTATTACCAATTTTTTCTGCCCAGTAATTACCATCTAATATATTCTTTAACATTATAAATGGCCACATTAGAATTTTTAATATTTTCATTACTCTTGACCTTCATCTTTATTCTGTGTATATTTTAAAGCAGTTTTGCCTTTGTTCCGTTTTCCTTGATGGAATACATTTGTTCTTTGCCATGGCATTGCTTTATGATTTGGACACTTACATTGATATCTAAATATGGCATCGCATTTTCTACAAAATCTTGAATTAATTCTACCATCCATTATATAAAATTCCTCATGTGTTGCCATGCTTCTCCAGTAAGTAAATCTCTGAAGCTCCAGTGGCATTGTGCTATGTTATTAATCCATTGTTCTCTATCTTTTTTCTGTAGGTTGTTTATGTCAGCTAAGTTAGTATGACATACTTCTGATACTTGACTTGCACTAGGATCTTCCACTATTACTGGAACTCCTTCAATTACACTTGCTACAGCCGGACTACTATTATAAACTATTGTAACCATGCTTTTTGCTAAGTCGTGTTCTATACGAGGTTCAAAACTAATACGTACATTAGGTCCGTGAATTTGTTTTGTATATTCAGGAGCCTTTTTATCGCCCGGGTGCGGTCTAACTATAATAGGTCGTTGACTGTATTGTCTAATATCTGCTATTTTACTATTAGCCCACTGAACAACATCTTTACCTTTCATTGACCAACCACCATTACGTTGTAAGCATAACAGAATACATTCGCGTTCATTTATTGACCACGGTTGTAAAGTAACACCTAGGTCTCTTTGAATTTTACGCCACTGACTATCTGTTGAATTACTATTACAATAATTCCCAGTATCATTAAAAACGCCATTAAGACTATATCGTAAATAATGATGTGGTTCGTTAGTTACTGCTTTATATAAAAATAAATTACTATCTGCTGTTATAAATGCTTTATTTCTTGTATTATTTGATATTCCTCTTCTAAGTTGTATATGTGGAACATGAGCACTTCCTTCATGTATAAAGCCTTGCATCATCGCAACATCACATTGTAACAATTCAAACCCATCATAAACTAGACCATTATCACCGCATTCTCTTACCCCTGCAATAAAGTTACGTATAATTTGCTCTTTATGATTATGCTTTAAAGGTTTAGTTCTAGTCCCTGGTGGGATAACTTTTGTGTAACCAACTACTCTCATTTTATTTTACTCCACGCATATCCATTTAACATCTCGTCATACGTAAATTGATTATTAGCAAGGTAACGACAAAGCCATGTTAATTGTTTACGGCCTGGATGTTTTACAAATTCAATCTGGTGTAATTTTGTTTCGCAAATATCTTGAGCACAATTAGGGCCTAATACTATTGCAGGTGTTCCATAAATCATTGCTTCTAATGAAGCAATACTATTAAATGTTACTAAACAATGTACATCATCTTCTAATGCTTGTTCCATAGTTTGTGTAGAAACCCTAGCTTCTCTACTAGGTTTCTTTCTAATTTCAACTGGTCTTTGTGTATGCTTTTTAATTTGCATAACAGTATTTTCAATCCAGATATCTAAATCTAATTCAAAATATTTCATTACTTTTTCACTAGGTGGAACTAAAAGAATTTTCTTTCCAGGTCTAACATCTTTAAACTGTATAGCAAGACGCTTCCATCTTTCACCACTATAATGTTCGGGAGCTTTTATTAATAAATTAGCATCAAGTTTTCTTTGTGCAGTTATATCATCATCACCTGGCTCTTTTTTATTATCTTCTAATCTATCTCTAGCTGGCATATGAAGATTTTGTAATGCGTTTTTAACTATTCGATGATAAGTTTTCTTACCATTAGGATTCATTGGGCTTGGATTATTTCCAATATAGCCTGTATCCATAAAGTAAAAATCTCTACCTTCTTCGATACATTTTTTAATAATTTTAGTTTTACCTAGTCCTCTTACTAGGATTGGTGTTTTATCATTCCAGTCTAAATCATCTGCTCTAATATATTTTCCACCAGACCCTAATGCCATAGCCATAACAAAAGAATCAACTAATCCAAATGGTGCTTTTTCTTTTTTCTCTACTTTTTTAATTCCGCTATCGACACAAATTAGGTTAGGTTCTTTAACGCCTTCAAATGCTCGTGTTACTGCATTAACGGCATCTTTAGCCTGACCTGTTGCAACCGCGGCAAGTATATGATTAACTAAATCTTTTAATTCAGGTTTCAAATGTCTGGGGTCCCACTCCATTTTTATTTCCCTTGCATTGTTTCTGCAAGTAAATCTTTCCAAACTTGATTATACTCACAGTCTCGATAATTTTTAAACCAAGGCCCACCTTCTGTATAATGTAATGCTTTAGGTTTGCCATCTTTTGGTTCTTTATTCCAACCAACTAACCAATTCCACTCGGTTGAAATTTTACCTATTTCTTCATCTTCAAGCCATGCAAATCTATGTAAATATTTTCCTGTTGTGTTAGGATTATTAATTAAATCAACTGTAATTTTTTGATTACTTGGATGTCCACAGTTCCATAAGACTACTGAACTCCAATTTTTTCTTGGATATTGTGATTGTACTCGCCCATCCATCTTCATACCCGGTGGAGGATTATGATCGTGTTGTACACACATAACTGCATATTTGTCATCAGCTAGATCAAATAATTTTTGTACATCTTCTAAAAATACAATATCGTCATCACAAAATAATGCCCAACCTTTATAATTCATTAATGCAGGAACAAGGAATCTTGTAAATGTAAATTCAGTTGAACCAAGTTTATCAGGTTCTCTCCAATACAGTTTACGTTGTCGTAAATCTTCTTGTGCTAATGGTTCAACATCAATATTGTTAAATCGTTTAATACTATATTCACATACTTGCCATGGTATGTTACTTCGGGTATCATATCCAATAAACACTTTATTCGCTATTAATTCCCTAAGTTGTGCCTGATTAGGCTTTCTTAATTGTCTTAGTCCTTTTGTACTCATGATTGTTCCTTTCTACAGTAAATTGCTGTTTGGTCAATAGTATGTATCTTCATAGTGTCTCCGAAGACGTCATGAAAGGCTTTTTTACTACCTTGCCAACTATTATAGTCATCAATTACACATATACCACCTATTGATAACTTAGGCCAAAGTACTTGTAATTCTTTATATGTACTTTCATACCAATCAGTATCAAGCCGAAGAAGTGCAATATTAGTTGGTACATTTCCCGGATTCTCAAGTGTTTTACATACGTCACCAACAACATACTTGGTTTGATTTTGTGGAATAAATGGATTTATATTTTCAACAACTTCGTTTAATTCTGCTCGACACCATTGGTCATAACCGTTTTTTGCTTTAGTACTTTGGTGTGCAAATCCATAAGAACCATCAGCATTGATCCTATAATCATCTTCAGTTGGTGAAGTCATACCTTCGAATGTATCATACAACCAAAACTGTCTTTTACTTTTTGTATTACCTAACCAAGCACTAATTATTTGTCCGCCTTTATAAACACCACATTCTACTATAGCACCTTCAATTTTTTCTTTGTCTAATTCTTTAATAGTACGAAACGTATGTAAAAGTCTTTCCCCACTTGTCATAGTATAAGGTTTACATACGTTTAGCATGTTCCATTCATCTTCTGTAAACTCTTCTCTATGATCTTCGTTCAATATCATCTTCTACGCACCTATCACCGTATTGTACTTCTAATATATGACACGGTTCTTTTGTTTCATTACACCCTTGATGCCATTGCTGTTTGTTAATTCTAATTGTTTGATGTTCTTTAAACTTTCCATATTCTTCGTAATCAGATGAAACATTTATTGTATTCATTGTACACGTTCCTTTAAGAATATACCAATGTTCTGATCTATCTTGATGACGTTGCATACTTAAACTTTTACCAGGTTCTATTACTAATTCTTTAACTTTGTATCCTGCTTTGTCGTCTAGTACTCTATACCATCCCCAGTTACGTATTGTTTTAGGATTCTTCCATTCTTCTAATATCCAACTACTAGAATTTTGTTTAACTTCACCACCGACCCCAAAAACAAAATCTACGTTAGGCCATTCATCCATTTCGGGAATATTTTCTTTAGTTCTATCTCCACCATTTGCAAATATTATTTTTGATCCTATTGATGTTGATGCAATTAATTTAGAAATAGCATTGTTGGCTGTGTCATCTTCGTCATTAAAGTCCATAACCCAGTCAACATTTTTTAAATTTTTTACTATTGCAATACGTTCTTTTAACGGCATAAACGCACGACCTTTTTTACGTACTAACCATGCATCAGAATTAATTCCAACAACTAGTTGGTCGCCTAGTTTTTTAGCCGCTTCAAAATAAGCTATATGGCCCGAGTGAAGTGGATCGAATCCACCGGTTACTAATACAATTGTCATTACAACTGTATTTAATATTATCGGAGAGAAGCTTGTATATAATTGATTATTGTTTCGGGATCAGATACTTCGTATGGATCATCGTCATTACCTGTTTGATTAAATCCAGGTTCAACAAATGCTTGATCAACAATACCGTTAATAACATATAGTGAATAACGCCACGATCGTGGACCAAATCCTAAATGTCGTTTGTTACAACTAACGCCTAATGCTTGAGAAAAGTCGCCATTACCGTCTGAAAGTAATTTAACATTTTTAATACTAAGACTTTCAAACCATGCATTCATAACAAACCCATCATTAACTGAAACACAATATACTTCGTCTACACCTAGACCTTTAAATCTATCATATGCTTCGTCGTATGCTGGTAATTGTTTGGTTGAACATGTTGGTGTAAATGCTCCAGGTAAACCAAATATTACAATTTTTTTCTTAGGGAAAATCTCAGCAGTAGTAATTTTTTGAAAGTCACCCATTACTCTATTAACAAAAGTAACATTAGGTATTCGGTCAAATCTTTCTATTTTTTGAATAGAGCCCGGTAAGGCAGGATGACCTGTTCGTTCGTATTTGTCTTTATATGCCTTAGCATACTCATCAGGAGTAGGTGGTCTTGTAGTTTCGTTTTCAAATGTTTTATCAGTACTACGATGATTACCGCCGTATTGATCTTGGATTTGTTTTCCAACATTAGTGTCAGTTAGTTTCATTTGTATATTTTCCTCCAACGCTGATCATATATGTTCTTGTCGTTTTCTGTTAGTACATATCCGGGATTGTTTGCTAGTTTTATTGCTAAATCCCTTAGTTCTATTCCTTCTTGTGTTAACTCTGCATCTGGTACATCTTTTAATTGATTTAAGTATTTCCAGCTCAAAGTGCCCCCTCCTTATAGTCTTGCGTCTTCCATTCCAGCAACTCGAAGCTTCACTATATTAGTTAGTTGCCATTGCTTTTGGTCTAGAGCTTTTGTGACTCCCAACCATTTATTTCGCATTAGTGCGAATTCGTTAATGATTTTTTCATAATCAACTACATCAGCTTCGCCGTCAACATACTTTTCGACATCACGACTGCTTAATGCTCGTTGATAATTTTCCAGATATTTTTTAAAAAATGAACTTCTTAAACGACGTAATTCAATATTTAGGTATTCTAGTATTGCTTCAAGCTCTTGAAGTTGATTAAAACGTTGTTCAACTAAGCCGGGCATTTCAGCCGCGGCTTTTTCAACACTACCTTTAATCCGTATTTCAGCTTTTGCTTCTTCAAGCTCATGTTCAAAATACCCAATTGCGGCAGGTATCTTACTAATATCTTTAGCAACGTCTGAATACCAGCCCATTAATAATCCTCGTCGTCGCTATCGTCATCATAATCTTGTTCTTCATCTTCAAGATAATAAGAAATAGCTTTATCTAGGTCATTGTCAGAACCCAACGCATCTCGAAATGCTTCATCAGAACACCCAAAATCTGCACATAAATCAACAAACCGTTCTGCAACGGTTTCCATGCTTTTTTTATCAACATATTCTTTAAAGCATTGCCAAATTTCGCTGACATGCGATCCACTTTCGATCATATAATCCTTACTCCTCTATGTTAGTAGTATCTTCAACTTCAGATTCTTCTATTTGAAAAGAATCGAAACTATTCATAATTATGTCTAACTTCTCTCCTGACCAGTCTTTTCGATATTCAAGAGTTTCCTTTCCTGTCGAATCAGTGTATTTAAGTCGATTGCCTTGTTGTTTTAAGAGCCCTTTCTTCTCAAATAAATCTACTAACCCCGAGTATGGATCCATTCCAGTTTCATATGGAATTTTAACTTGTACGCTTTCAAATGGTTTTGCGTAACGTGTTTTCATTATTTTACAAGCGGCTCTGATACCACGTACATCAGTAACCTTTTTGCCGTCTTCATCTTCTTTAAGTTTTAGCTTTTTCATTGCTATAACTATTGAACTTGCATATATAAATCCTTGTCCACCACTAATCTTATCGTCTGGATCAAACATATCTTGTGATGCGTAAGTATGATTAGTACATACTAGTCCTACGTTATGTGCGCCAATCATGTTAACTGTATTACGTACTAATGATGTAAGTGCTTTAGGTTTACGACCCATATCACCCTTCATATCACCTTTTGTAAATTGATCAACATCGGTTGGTGTTAGTAACATACCCAAACTATCAATTACGAATAGTATCTTCGGGCGTTCTTCTTCGGGCATTTCTCTGTAGTCTGTCATAAATGTGCTAATAGTTTTAGCAACATCATCAACCATACTCATACTTAATTTGAGTAATTTTTTGTCGTCGGTGTCTACATCTAATGCTTGTAACCAAGCTTCATCTAATGCATTTTCTGAATCAATCAGAATAACATATATACCTTGGTCTTGTGCGGCTTTTACTAAATTACCTGCCGCGATAAATGATTTTCCTGAACCTGATTCACCGGCTAGAACGGTAACCTTACCTAGTGGTACGCCTTTATGAAAGTCGCCACTAATAAGATAATTGAGTGCATAGTTACCTGTGCTGATCCAATCGGTTGGATCATGAAAGCCATGACTCATGCCGGTAATTGATTTTGTTAAGTTTTTACGAAACTTAGAAACGTCAAATGCTCTATTGGTCATAATTTCTCCTTTATCCAATTATTATAAGGGTGACTGTTTCCAGCCACCCTATATAACATTTTTAGTTGGTTTGACGTGAGCGGATCATTTTTAAAATGTCTTCCGCTTTGTTATTATCCGCCGCCGGTGCTACTTCTTCAGCAACTGCTTCAGTAGTAGTAGCTGGTGCTACTGCTTCTGGAGTTGGAGTTACTGGAGTTGGATTTGGAGTTGGACTTGGTGTACTTGCTTTAACAGGATCTCCTGTACGAGCTGACATTCCCGCTGGACGGAAATAGTTACCAAATTTTTCCATATCATATGCTTCACCATCAACTGATGCTTCAAACATATCTTTAATAGCTTGAACTTCTACTTCGCCTGGTTTCTTAGGTAAGTAATCGTTTAATGTAAACAAGCTATTTGTTTCAATAGCTGAATACTCATCTTCATTTAATGGACGCTCTCTGCGTGACCAAGATGAAGTTGAATAGTCTGCATAACCACCTTTAGAAGTTTTAGAAATTCTAAAGTCTACACCTGCGGTATAGTCGGTTGGCATTTCCTGCATATCAGGATCCATTAATGCACCCTTAATGATTTGGAAAATTTGAGGTCCAATAATAAAACGTCTAATTGGATTTTCTGGAGTGGTATCCTCGCTAAGAGGGTTATCAGTTACAAAGCCCTGAAATACATATGAACGTTTCTTCCAATACTTACGTCCCATATCTTCTAGGTTTTTATCTTTGAACCAACCACGTACTTCTGAAAGTACAGGGCACGTTTCGCCATACATTTCCATACATGGAACTTGTACTTGTACAGGTCGTGAATCAGTTTGATTCTTAACTCCTGCAAAAGGTAGTTTAATCATCAACCGTTCTTTCCAGAAGAAAGTATTACTTTCATCTCCGTCTGGTAAGAAACGAATCGTTGCTGACTCACCTTCTTTTAAATTCCAAAATGGGTAAATTGCGTTGTCGCCGCCGGAACCGCCTGAAGAGCGATTTTCTTGTTCTTTCAATTTTGCACGAATTTCTGCTAGTGTTGCCATAATTATAGCCTCCTTTAAGTTGTTTAAGCCTTCGTTGCTTGTGCCTTTAATAGTAGCACATAATATATATGTTACTATCTTTTACTTAGTAAGTCAAGTTCTTATTTGCCGAAAAAGTGGTTTTTACTGGGGTATACCAGCCAAATGTTTCACACGAGACATTTCGTCGTCTTGATTGTGAAATAATTTGTCAATCATTTTTTCTGCGTAAGGAATACTCTTCTCACCAAATTCTTTTTCTACGGATGTTAAAACTGCCGTTTCGCCTTTTGGAAATCTATTAGTAGTATAATCATAATAGCTTTTGATTAGTTCTTCTAGTCTTTCCGATGGTTTCTTTCCGTCATCTTTTTTGTCATCACGTTCTTTGCCTTTTGCCTTTACAATTTTTTTAAGTATCTTAGGATCAAAATATTGTCCTTTGTCTGGATGATCTAGTGGTGCCGCTTCTGCAGGAACTTCTGTATCTGCTGTATGGTCTGCATCGTCTGGGCTACCTAATTGTATTTGATCTATAACCTCTGGTGCTTTAGCTTCTATCCATTTCATTACAAGTGGTGTTACGTTAATGTCGGAATCTTTTTGTCCAATTTTACGGAACATTTCTTGTAATTTTGGATCATCAATAATACCTGCTAAACTTGAAATAGCATTTGCACCGTTAACACCTGCTGGAAAATGATCAGCAACCAATTCGTTAATTTTACTAATTGCTTGGCTCTTAGTTTCTTCATCACCATCTAATAATGAATTTTCAGCTTCACCAACAATATAAGAAATAGCTTTTTCATATTCTGCTACTGGATCAAATGCTTGTGGTTCTAATTCTTCACTAGTACCATACTCACTTTCGATATCGTCGATCATTCGATTGTAAATTTCTTCATGGTCATCATCTGGATGTAACCCATGCTCAACTGAAACGTCGTCGTACATATCTTGTATTGCTTTTTCAATCTCAGGACCATGTTTTCCTCTTTGGCCTTGATCTATTAATTCATAAGGATCATTGTCATTTGCAATTTTAGTTAAGAACTCATCAACATTCGATCCGTGACCTTCTTGTGCTTTAT